TTCTTCTAATACTAAAGCATTATGAACTGCATTTTCGTGAGAATCAGCAGGCACATTAGTATGAAAAAATTTATATAAAGTTGAAGCAGAATAATCATAAAAATAATAATCTACTTCATGAGCAGAGTTATCATCATTAGTTACTCCTATTTCTTTTATAATTGCAACAGTAGATGTATTAATATTTAACACCGTAGTTAAATTAGTTGTGGTTAAATTATAACCTTGATTCTTGTAAAAAATTGCCATTTAATTCCCTGGTCCACTAAATATAAACCAACTAAATGCCTCTAACTCATCTTTTAAATCTTTTTGAAAAGAAAAATTTAATTGATCTTTCATTGTGTTAACTGCTTCTAGAATTTGTCTTTGATTATTAACATCGTAAGTTTGCGTTGGTTCTGGTATATATGCTGTAATTTTTGCCATTATCTTCTTCCTCCTGCTTCAATATCTAATCTTAAAGTTCCATATCTCCAAGTTTCATCAACTGCATCATTTTCAATTTTTAAACTCACTTGTCTTCCTCGCACGCGTGTGTCTACTTTATCAGTTGAAGAAGTTATTGTAAAGGGACCTGTAATTAAAGGTGGTGTTGTAGAAGGTGTTGATTCACTATTTGCAGGATAATCTCTAAAGAATAAAGTTATCTTTGCATTGCCTTCTAAATTTTTAAAGTCTGGAATAAATCGTTTAACACGCATAATTAATTGACCATCTCCACCTAAACCTTGTTCTGATATATCGTAATCTCCTGATTTAATGTAAGCAGCAATGGCTGTCTCATTACCATTTGCATCTACTTCATTAACACCTACTTCATGTTCCCAGTATTTAGTAGAACCTACTAAATTACTTACACCGTTAATAGTTGGAAATGTTGGTGTACCATTTGTGATATATTGTGTGGCATATGGTAAATCAAAAGTTACAGCATCAGCATAAGTTGTTCTAGTTAAAGAACCAACGGCCCATGTATTTTCAACGAAGTTATAAACTACATTTCTATCTAATTGATTTGATCCTGCTTTTGCATAAAACCAACCAACTTCGTTAAATAATGAATTGTGATATGCATAAGTTATTTGACTTGCATCATAGTTAATTCCTAAATTATCTCCAATATCTGTAAATACAAAATCTTCAACGAGTGATGGTAATTGTTTAACCGTTCCATCAAATGCAAAGAATCCTCCACCAAATCCAATCCAGAAGACTGCTCCTTGTGCAAACACCATTGCATGTTGACCAATGCATCCACAGTTTGTTCCAACCTGTCTTACAGAAAATGTAAATGGAGGACCGACAAACTGAATAGTATATGCAGCTTGATCTGTTAAAACAAAAAGATAATCTTTACCTTGTATTGCTCCTATAATCTCGTTTCCCGTATCTAGTCTAAATGTACCAGCAGTGTTTGTAACTGTTGGATTCCAAGTATTAATATCTTCTTGATTTGAAAATCTTATAAACATTGGATCTTGTGTGGATGGATCTCCAATTGTTGTTTCTGTTCCAAATAAAAATAAATGTCTATCTCTATCTGATGTAACGCTCATAATAGATGCTGTTGGAGCACCTGATACGATTGTCGCTCTTATTGGACCAGATGTGGCTCCAGGAGTAGAAGGGTTCCAAGTATAAGTTCCACCATTTTTAACTGTAGCAACTAAAATCTGTCCAAAGTTATCGAGTGACCAGGAACCTGGTGCAAGTGTAACACCTGCAGTATTTGATTCTTCTCCCCAATCAACCCAATCTGTTGCATTAGTTACCACTGCATTATCAGAGTGTGATGCAGCTGTTGATCCGTTTGCACCTCTAACACAACCTGTAAAAGTAGTTGCAGTTTTACCTGAATAAGTAATTAATTCTGTATCAATATCTATTCTACCAGATGTTGGAAATGCTGAAGTATCATCTACAGTAATTGTTGTAACTGCATTATTAATTGCTCCATTTAGTAATGTTGTAAATGAAGTTGGAATTGTTCCACCCCAATATCCTGTTCCAAATCCAAATGCAGGAGTTTGAAATGTAGGTCCAATAGAAATATAAGGAGTTGTAGTTAAAGTTCCACCTGCAGTAACTCCAGTTCCTGTTTCATTAGAGGGCATTGTAACTGTAAAAGTTCCTGAAGTTGGAATTGATTTAACTTCAAAAACATTCGTTGTAAAATCTGCTGATGTATAACTTGTTGTAGGAGAACCTGGAGTTGTGACAGATGTAAATATAATATAATCACCAACCTCTAATCCATGAGCTGCTTTATTAATTGTAACTGTTGCTGACCCTGTTGTTGATGTATAGGTGCAAGATGTTAGTGCTGTTCCAAGTGGAGTAATATCATAAAAAGAACCTTCATAATAAATAACTAATAATTTTGAAGTACCGATTGCTGCATATTTTTTACCATCTAATGCTGTCCACGTATGTTGGTCACGCGCTGGACCTGCCAAGGTGCTAGCAACGAGTTGCTGGTATCCACCTATCTTTTGTGGTTCACCATAACGAAATCTTATATTATCACCATCAATCCATTGCCCTTCGGCTCCGGTTGCAGTTTGTTGTTTATTAAATCCTGGCTTGAATTGTATCTTCTGTAATGGCATACTTGAATTATATACGCCTTTTTGCTATTATACAACGCAGAAATTTAAATGATAAAGATAAAATGTCAATCAATTTACCATTAAAAAGAGATAACTTATTTTGCTCTCCTGTTTACAGTTTATTAATGCCAACCTATTTAAATGATTTAAATAGAATATCCGATAAATATATTGAAGAAGCAAAAAAGAATAATCAACCTTTAATCGATGAAAGAAATAAATTCATTGGAAAAGATATAAAAGATTTTGGCTTTGTCCATCATTCTGCATTTATGGGTAATGATCCGGAGTTAAAAGAATTTAAAGCTTTTATAAAAGATACTTCTTATACAATTTTATCAGAACAAGGTTATGATTTATCAGGACACAAATTATATTTTAAAGATTTATGGGTTCAAGAATTTCCACAAGCTGGAGGTGGTGAACATTGGCCACATATTCATGAAAGCAGTCACATCTCAGGATTCTATTTTTTAAAGTGTTCACCTAAGACATCTTTGCCCGTGTTTCATGATCCAAGACCTGCAAAATGGATTACGGAATTACCAATCAAGAATGAATCGGTACAATATGCTTATAACCGTTTTTCATACCCCGTGCTTCCTGGAACTTTTGTATTTTTTAATTCTTATTTAACACATCAATATGTATTAGATGCAGGAATAGAACCTTTTAGATTTGTTCATTTTAATGTTCAATGTTTTAAACCAAATGAGGAGAACGTATGAACGAATTGAAAGATTACATAATTGTATTAGATAATATAATGCCAGAAAAGTTGTGTAATGATATATTAAATGAGTACGAAAATTCAAATGAATGGATAGATACTATGGTGGGAAAAGGTCATAACCAAGGATATCATGTAAATAAGGAATTTAGAAATTGTACAACTATAGAAATGTCTTCAAATAAAGTTATTGAAAAAAATAAACATGTAAGAAAAATATTAGATGATGAAGTTTTTCAATCTACAAAAAAAGCAATTGAAAAATATAATGAAAAATTTAAACAAGCACATGTTTTTAAAGATATTGGTTATCAATTATTAAAATATGAAAAGGGTGGTTTTTATTTACAACATGTAGATTCATTTATTGAATCACCTAGAACCATTTCATGTTCATTTACTTTAAACGATAATTTTAAAGGTGGAGAATTTAGTTTTTTTAATAATACTCTTGTGTATCCATTAAAAAAAGGATCTGCTATTATGTTTCCTTCTAATTTTTTATATCCTCATTCTGTTTTACCAGTGATAAATGGAACAAGATATTCAATTGTAACTTGGTTTATATAAACGATTGTATTAAATGAAATAAAAAATATGAAACTAATATATAATTTAGAATATAAAAGAATCCATAATGATATTTTTAAAAATTATAAAAAACATAAACGTTTAGAAGATGTTTCAAAATTTTGGAAACCTTGTTTAATAAACAATTTAAATTCTATGAAAAGAATAATAGTGGGACAAAGTTATTTTAATTTTTATAAAACTTTATTACTACATCAACCATTTGTTAAAATAAAAAAATTTAAAGATAACTTTTTAATTTATATTATGAATAAAAATTCAGGGATTAATTGGCATGAAGATGATCATGTGGAATATGGAGTTACTTATTACTTAAATAAAAGATGGAATAGAAATTGGGGAGGTGAATTTATGTTTACTCATAATGGACAAAATGGCTATATTCCTGTTACAGGAAATTCTTTAGTTATTATAAAAACCCCTTTACTACATAAAGTAAATCCAGTATTAATAAATCATTTACCAAGAATTACAATACAGGTATTTATATAATGATTATACTAGATGAAATAAAACAGGAAGAAAATTATTCACATAGTTTAGTTGTAACATATCCAAGAACTATTCAAATATCACATGGTGTTTATGATAATATAGTTGATATGCACAATATGTGTATGATGATTTCTCAAAATTTAGATACAACAGAATTAACTAATGTTTATGGTGGTAAAACTCCATGGGGATTTTTTAATGATAAACCAGAATTTACAAGATTTATAGATTATGTAGTTCAAAAACATCAAACTTCAAATCCATTTTTCAATAAACAAAATTGGTATAATAAAAATATAACCTTTGATTCTTGGGGTAATGAGATTAAAAAAGGAGATAGTGTTGCAATGCATACTCATAAAGATCACCATTTAATTTTATATTTAACAGAAGGAGCTCCATTAATACTTCCAGAACTTAAAATGACAATTCAACCCAAAAGAGGAGCATATTATATATTTCCACCTAATGTATTACATGGGGTTGGTAAAGTTGAAGAGGAGACTAAAACAAGATATTGTTTGGTGACAAATATTATAGAAGGTGCAGATTGGAAGAAAAATAAATTAATTAAAGAGGTATCGGATGCAAGAGAGAAAAAGTAGTATTAAAGACTTTATTGGTGTTTATGATGGTTATATTCCAGATGAAGCATGTGACCAGGCTATAGAACTATTCAACAAGTACCAAGAATTCAATAAGGTATTTTCAAGATTTACCTCTGAAGGAACAACTCAGGAAAGTAAAAATGATAAACAATTATTTTGCACAGGAGATGTTTTAACGGATCAAGAGTTTAATGTTAATAAATTAAAACTATTAATGGTTAATTTTGATATGGCATTAAAACATTATTACACAGAAACTAATGTTAAAAAATATACTGCAGAAGACATTATTACAGATCATGTTAAAATTCAAAAAACAATGCCTTCTCAAGGATATCATGTTTGGCACATTGAACATGCTCAAGAAAGAGATATGTCAAAAAGAGTTTTGGTTTATTCCATATATTTAAACACCGTTGAAGAAGGAGGAGAGACTGAATTTTTGTATCAATCCCAAAGAGTAAAACCAGTTAAAGGTAGAATTGTTATATGGCCTGCTGGATTTCCATATGTACATAGAGGCAATCCTCCATTAAGTGGAGAAAAATATATTGTTACCTCTTGGATATCTTATAGATAATTAAGGTCTAGGTCCAAGTCTCGCTACTTTTTCTTCCTGAGTTTCAGGTCTTGCTACACCATTAACGGTTACCTGAACATTATTCTTGTCCCATGCAACTTGGGCCTGGTAAGTTTGTTCACTTAAATTAAATCTATCAATATATTTTTGAATAGTTGTTATATCTGTAATTACAATATCTTCTCTTGGATTTTTATACTCAATTTGTTTTAAACCATCTGAATGATATTGAATTGCATGTATTCTAGGATCCACATTATTCCAAAATTCAGAATCATTATCAATAATATGACAACGTCTATTTGGATATTGTAAATCAGATGTTTCTAAGTAAATTTGTTTATCTTCTGGTATAACTGTTAAATGCATAATATTTCCTTATGTTTTGATAATATAAATTAATACTAAATAAGGTTGAAGAACGGAGGTTGCTGAACCTGTAAAGTTAGCAGATAGAGTGTGGTCATGAGATTGACCGCCGCCTGTGCTTCCAGTGTTCATGGCAGCAATTGATCCACCCATACACATACCACCCATAGGGTTACCACCACCACTATGTAAGTGTGACGGTATCTGTTGAGTAGTTAAAGTTGTAGCCCCAGTCGAGCCTGAGATGTTTCCTGTTGGCGTCACGGTATTTGCTCCGCCAGTTTGTGCCAAATTTTTTGTATTTGATTTATTTACAACTGTTCTATCTGTTAAATCAGGTACATTAAATGAAGCACCTGCTCCACCATATGTATATCCAATAACTGCAAATAATGCAGCGTAAGTTGTTGTTGAAACTGATTGTCCATTACATTCTAAAAATCCAGATGGAATTGAAGCTGAACCCCAAGGAACAACTATTCCAGTATTCACACCTTCAATACCTGTTAAAAATGCACCGTCAAAATCGTATCTTGTTGCTTCGTAATTTGCCATAATTATTTATCCCTATAAGTCCAACCAACTGTTGCATTACCGGAATACACTAGTGTAAAACCAGCACCTTCAGTATTGATTACTAAGTCAGATGCACTGTTAGCTATATTACTAGAATTTCTTCCCATAGTCAAAGGGTTAGTGTCAAAAGTATATCCAGCATCCACTACAGATACGATATCTCCTGCTACAGGAGAAGCTGGTAATGTAATTGTAAATGATCCAGACGCTGTATTTGCAAGTATTGCAGAACCTGGTTGAACAGTTGCAGTTGTAGATACAGCTCTCCATACTTGTTCCATGTTTGCAAGAGATACATTTGTTCCATCCGCATAAAGCACATATCTATTTCCTTGGGCTAATTTAACTCCAGTTCCTGAAGTTGTTTTAAATGTTACAGTATTTGTTCCATGAGTAATTTGATTATTAACAATGTATGTTTTTTCAATTCCATCTGGAACATTTATATTTATATTTGCAGTAGGTGTTCCTGTTAAATTAAGAACAGCATTTTTACCATCAGATACTGCTGCATTTGTAAATGTAAGAGTAAGACCAGTTGTTGCATTAACTGCAACAGATTCATATCCAGCAATTGCTTGTTGAAGAATAACTAAATTTGTATTTGTAATATCACCCCATGTACCAGCGTTTTCGCCTGTAACCATTAACTCTAGTTTAAGGTCTGTAGAATAACTTGATGCCATAATTTTAATTCCTTATTTTAATATATTATTTAATTTATGCGGCTGTGTCAATCTCTGTCCAAGTTGCATCAGTTCCGGTATTTATTTCAGTCCAAACCTGACTATTTATACTATTTAAAGTTATAGTCAATCCATTTCCTGTAACAGGTATAATGGAAGTTCCACCTGCAAATACTGTCCCTACTGCTATATTTAAGCCTATTCCAGTAACACTTGCAATGGTATTTGGTACACCTTGTGCTGTTCCTTGAGCTATATTTATCTGTTGCCCTGTAGGAAATACATTAGCTTCTCCAGCTACAACTGTTCCAACTGCTAAAGCAACAGTCATTCCAATGCCAGTAACTGTAGCATCAGGACTTGGATCTACTTCTCCCTCAGCAATATTTAATTGCTGCCCTGTTAAATCTGCTATTGTATTAGGTATTCCTTCTGCAGTTCCTTGAGCTATATTTAATTGTTGTCCTGTTAAAGATGATAAAGCGTCTCCTGTAATAGATACACTATTTAATGATAAATTTAATTGTAATCCAGTTACGTTTGCATCGGGACCAGGATCTATATCTCCTTCTATAATAGTTAAAGAAGTATTAACTTCACTATTTCCCCAAGAATCTGTTCCCCAATCTACGATACCCCACCCAGCAGGAACTGAAGATTGAACTTCAACTACTACACCAAATGCAAGAGAAATATTTCCTTGTGAAATATTTAACTGTTGACCAGTTACAGTTGCAGTAGCATTAATTCCATCAATGCCCCAAGAATTTTGTCCCCAAGTTAATCTTCCCCAGCCAGAATTAACTTCTCCAACTGCATTTAAAAAACCTGTAGAAATATTTAATTGTTGCCCAGTAGGAACAATGTTTACATTTTCTAAACCTGTTCCAAACTCACCTATTCCCCAATTTCCAATACTCCAACCGTTTGCCATAATAGGTTACTCCTATTACGCGTTACCGATTCTTAGAATAGCCGCTGATGTTGTATCTGCTGGAAACTGAATTGTGAAAGTTCCAGATGTTGCAGTTTTATCACTTCCAAAATCTAATACACATACTGCTGCGTTAGTGTTTGATGTATTATAAATCAAAGCACCTCTTGCAGTTAAAGTAACGCCTGTAAAAGATATATCTGCAAAATCTATAAATGCTACACCACTTGAAACAACCGGTGATACATTTGCTAAAACTCCACCACCTGTTACATACTGACCAGTATTTGCAACTTCATTTGTTGAAGTATAAACAGTTGTTGAAGAATCTAGAGTTGCTGCAGAAGTGTATAAAGCAAGTTTAAAAATATTTCCATTAGTGGTATTAAAATTGTGTCCACCTTGTAGAAGTTGTCCTTTAAACGAATTTGCAACTGCTTGTGTTATAGCCATATTAACTCCTAATTATATTATCCTTGTTTTTGAATCTGAGGTGAACCTTCTTGGTATTCATCTCGTCTTCTTCTTCCCATTTGTTCAATAGAGAATCCTTGTAACGCTGACTGATACTTTTGTTCGTAAAATTGTATCATGTCTGCCGGACCCTTTAAAAAACCGTAAGCCTCAACAAGGCATGCATATAACAAGCCAGAGGGAAATTGCTGACTTAAATATGTTGTCGTATTATTAGCAGATAATCCTGCTGGCTTCAAGGTATAATTTAATTGCATTGTATATGTCAAGTCAGGAATTGGGGCTAACACTATTTCATTTTCATCCCAATAACTAAAGTATTTAGGTAATCCTTGTGCATTAGAAGCGTTATATTCATTAATAAAGCCTGTATCTCTATATTCTACCACGGCATTTGGTCCAGTATAAACACCTGATGGAATAATTTGAGCTTCTCTTATAATTAAAGTTTGATCTGTTATAGTAGGTGTACTTACATAAGGTTGACCTGCAATAATAGTCGCTGTTGCATATTTTCTATTATTATCAGAATCTACATCTCTTTGAATTCTCCATTCAGCATCTAATATAAATCCATTAACAATTGTTGAAGTAAATACGTTTGAATCTACTTCTGTATAATCTCTAATTTTTTGAACAAGTTCTGTATATGTCATATTAAGCCTGTAATGTAACTGGACCTGCAGAACACTCTGCTCCACCACCAGATACATTTCCTGTTGTTGCTGTACTTGTACTTAAGAAATAAAAATAATTCAATGGGTCACTTACGATACCAGATGAATCTATTTTTCCAACTGTAATTGTAAATCCATTTGCATTTGAAATATCTGTCACATTATCAAAGGATGGAACATCTCTAAATGAAGTCTCGCGCGCGGGCGTGCCCGGGATCAACACTTCTGGTGGTCCTCTAAATCTTACAACGTTGCCAGTTGATCTTCCATGATCTTCTGAATAAACATTTATATAAGTAGAACCTGCATACTTAATTGTAGTAAATGGATTTGGTGTAAGTTCAATAATGACAGGTGGTTCTATTCTATCAGGATGAGCGTATTGTAATCCTTCAGGATCAGCTTGATGTGGTTTTGGTTCAAGTTGTGGATGCTTTGGTTCATATTCAGTAATATGTACCCATGATCCATTCCATTCTTGTACCATTTCTTGATATGGAAATCTTTGACCAGATCGGTCAGAGATCATATAAGCATATTTTCCTCTAGATAAATTTCCCATTATGCGCTCGGATAGTAAAGTTTAGGTGTTATGAATGAACTAGAAGAAGATCCATCATTTTCTAATGCTCTTTTTAATTCATCCTCATACAACATTTTCATCTCTTGTGTTCTTTGTGGTGCAAATTTTTGTGCTAAATAATAAGTTAGTCCCGCGCACATACACGGAACAAATCTGTATGGAACATTTGTAATATTTGTATAAGCTCCAACATCTTGAATTCTTTTTGCATAGTAATAATGCATAACATTATTCACCTGATCAGCGCCTGGTGTTAAATATAAAGTGATTGTAATTTTATCTATAAATCTTTGTACCCAATATTGAGTTGGTTGACCTTCTGAAAATTTTGATGATAGTGAATTGTAAGTTGATCTATCTATTTTAGTTAATGGAAAATCTGCAACTGGAACTTGTTGTGTATTTCTATATGATGCTTCATAAATATCATCAGGTCCATAAGTAATTGAATTATAATCATATACTGCAGAATTATCAGCATGAATTGCAGCTGTTGTACCATTTGCACCTCTAACACAACCTGTTATTGTATTAGCATCAGTATTAGTTCCTGTATAAGTAATTTGTTCAGATCCTATTAATAAAGTTCCTGATGTTGGAAATTGCCAAACAGAATCTAATGTAAGAGTTGTAATGGATGCATTAATTCCACCATCTAAATAACTAAAAGTACCATCTGATGTACCATCGGAACTTGATCTATAAATTGTATAAACAGTTTGACCTTCAACCATTGAAATTGAATTTTCAGCAACTTCCCAATAATGAAGTCCCCTGTTGCCCCACTCTTGAAACATAATGTTCAGCGAGCGACGAGCTGCCTTCATCTGGTTTCCTGTATTGTTTACAAGACCAATTCTTTCGTATGACTCTTCTATGATTTCATCAATAGTAAAAGTTTTTTCAAAAACTGTAGTGCCTGAAGAGGTAGCCATACTTGACTCCTACTTTTCTATAAATAACGTAACAGTTAATCCGCTTGTGTTTGAAGCAACTCCAATACCATCAACAATACCCGTTCCATTTCTTTGTGCATATAATACACCATCTTCTGGAAGATTTAATGTTTCAGTTTGTCCTGCTCCAACTTGAATTGGAATATAAACTTGTGTGTTAGTAGATGTACTTACAGTTGTAGTATTTGCTAAACCATTAATAATACAAGAACCTGAAGTTCCTCCAGCTTGTATCATGTAACCTCTTAATCTTGTAGGTCCAGTAAACAAAACTGCAGTACTAATGTCACTTGCACATATAACCGGTTTTACATCTGACTTCATATTTTTCTCCTTTTATTAAGGAGCCCTTTCGAGCTCCTTAAATTAATTTATTAAGATGATGCTACAGCAACTCTTGTATCAACTCTCAACCAAGCTGCTCCATCAGAAAATGCATAAATTGCATTTCCAGAAGCACCATTAGAAACATAAACTAAAGCTCCTTCATTCGCTGTCGCTAATAAAGTAGTTCCTGAATATTGTCCTGACGTGATTGTAAGTGTAGTTGCGTTAGTTGCAGTATAAGGTACTTTACCACCTTGTTCAGTATCGTTAGCTCCTGTTCCTGCATTTTTATTTGGTCCACCAATAATTCCATTTAATGATACTACTGGTCCTTGAAACGTTGTATTTGCCATAAGTGTTCTCCTAGTTATTTCAATATAGTCTCTAGGCCGTCGACTATACGCGTCTATATTGAAAGTTAATGTATAGTAATTAAAATATAACTGAATTTATTAAATAGCGCAAGGGGTTCCTGCATCGAAAACTCACTTTTCGGATATAAATAGCTAGTTTTTAGCTAGCTACAGAAAACTCAGGAGCAGCTAACTCTACTTTAATTTGTCTATGAGCCATTTCAGCTTCAGACATTTTAATCTGGTTAATGATCTCTTTTATCTTCTCGTCGATCCTAACCATATCAAGAGTGTATTTACCCTCTTGAATGTAGTGTTGCTCCCAATCAAGTTCTAACAACCTTTTCTTCGTGTAAAGGTCTTGAACTGATATCATCTACAACCTCCTCATAGGTTATCCAGCATTTATCTTTAGCAAAAGATCGCATGCTGTCTTTAAGTAATATACCTTTTTTTCCTATTTTGTCAAGGATAGCTCGTTCTATACTTTCTGCACTATCTTCTGCTTCAATTGTAAAATCAGCCATGTGACCATAAGCTCTAATTTTTACTTGAAACAGTTTTGTCATAATTCATTCTTTCTATCAGATTAATGGAGCCCCATAAAGGGGCCCCACTAAATAAAAAGTGCTTAAATATTAAGCAGATCCTTGTGATCCGAAGATACCTCTAGGGTCAGACCAGCCGAAGCTGTATCTTTCTCTAGCTTTGTATCTAACGTTACCTGTATCAAAATCACCTTCCATAGCAGTTTT